GGACGACAAAACCCACGAGTTGGCGGTCCTCAAGGCACAAGCGGCTATCCGGCTTGAAGAACTCAAAGCCCAGGACTCTGCCAAGGAAGTAGCAGGCAAAGCCATCGGTTCTGACGGCCTCCTTTACATCTTCCTGATCGTACTCGTGGGCGTAGGTGCATCCCTTTTCTTGGAAGGCGAAAAGATCGCTGCGGTCATGGGCTTACTCGGCGCATCACTTACTGCTTTGATTCAGATGTTGAACGGTATTGCAGGCACAGCAGCCAAGCAAGAAAAGCCAGAGTTTGATGTCATCAAGGATCTTATCCACCGCCTTGACAAGCTAGACCGAGTCGAGCAGCCCATGCAGGTTGATGTTGAAGGCTCCAAGGTCACAGTCAAGAAGGGTGCTGACCAAATTACCGCAAAGGGGTAAGCATGTTTGAATTACTTGGCGGCGGTCTAATGGGTTCCATCTTCGGCGGTCTGTTCAGACTTGCTCCCGAAGTTCTTAAGTTCCTCGATAAGAAGAACGAGCGTCAGCATGAATTGAGTATGTTCCAACTCCAGACCGACCTCGAGAAAATGAGGGGCGAGTTCAAAATGGAGGAGAAATATGTCGATTACTCGATACAGCAAATGGATACGATTAAGGAGGCATTTAAGGAGCAGGCTGCAACCGCAAAAGAGGCTGGCTGGCTCGCTTCTTTTATCACTGCTGTTACCCGCCCCGGTCTTACTTGGATTGCTTTTGGTGTTTATGTGGCCGTCAAGGCTGCTGGGCTAACGATTGCCTTTCAGAGTAACGCTAACTGGGCCGAGGTCTTAACCAAGAGTTATGACGAGGACGACTTCGCCATGCTCAACATGATGCTGACGTTCTGGTTTGTAGGACGATCAATTGAGAAGTACAACAAGTCGTGAACGAGGCCAAGAAGCTTTGCAAGGATGTACTGATAAAGCCCTTTGAGGGGCTTGCAAAGCGCTTGCCTGATGGCCGTGTAACGGCTTATCCTGATCCTGGGACCCGTGGGCATCCTTGGACCATAGGATGGGGCGCTACCGGACCAGAAATTAACCCTGGGACTATCTGGACTCTGGAGCAGTGTGAGGACGCCCTAGACCATCACGTCGAGTATTTCGTGCGTGGTCTGCTCAAGATGTCGCCAAACCTATCAAAAGCGCTCCCAAGACGTATGGCTGCGGTTACTTCGTGGGCCTACAACTGCGGCCTTGGTAATTACCGTGTCAGCACCTTCAAAAAGCGTATTGATGCTGGCGATTGGGATGGTGCTGCAACGGAATGTGTCAAGTGGAATAAGGCCGCTGGCCGCGTACTACCAGGACTTACTCGAAGGAGGGCGGCAGAGGCCGCGTTAATGCGATGAGTTCAGCAACCAAATCAGATCCGGCCAAATGGAAACGTATTGTCGCCTCAGTCAAAGCCTCCGATAAAGGCGGCTCACCAGGCCAATGGAGCGCCCGCAAGGCACAGTTAGCCACCCAGAAGTACAAAGCCTCTGGCGGGGGTTACAAAGGTCCTAAAAAAGCGGATAATTCGCTCTCAAAGTGGACGAAGGAAGACTGGGGAACGAAGTCGGGAAAGCCGTCCACGCAAGGTCCTAAGGCAACCGGCGAGCGGTATTTGCCGAAAGCGGCACGAGAGAAGCTCACACCTTCTGAATACGCGGCAACCACGCGAGCCAAGCGTGAAGGAATAAGGCAGGGCAAGCAGTTTGTTCCGCAGCCTGAATCGATCAAGAAGAAGGTGTGGTAATGACAGTCGCTTATGCAATGACGTATGACAGCCTCGTGCTGGATATTCAGCAGTACCTTGAACGGACTGATGATGCCACGCTCGAGCGCATCCCTACCTTTATCGGCTTGGCAGAGCAAGTCATCGCAAGCCAGATTAAATTCCTAGGCAACCTCACTGTAGGCAATGCCACTATGACAGCAGCCAATCCTGTCATTGATAAACCGGCTCGTTGGCACAAAACGGTCTCCATGAATATCACGGTGGCCGGCAAGCGCTATCCTGTCCTGCTACGAAAGTATGAGTACCTGCGGGAATACTGGCCAGACCCCACGCAAACAGGCGTGCCTAAGTTTTACTGCGATTACGATTACACGCACTGGTTCGTAGCACCTACGCCTACGTTGGCTTATAACTTTGAAGTGCTTTATTACGAGCGCGTGCAACCGCTGAGTTCTGCCAACCAAACGAACTGGTTTACGGTCTACGCACCGCAGGCATTGCTTTATGGCTCCTTGCTGCAAGCCATGCCTTTCCTGAAGAACGACGAGCGCCTACCGATGTGGCAGGCTCAATACGACGCCATCATCCAAACCCTCATGGCCGAAGACAAGCTGCGTATCGCTGATCGTCAGGCCATTGCCGCGGATAGTTAATCATGAGCTACACAAGCCCCTTTACTGGCGACGTTGTTCAGCCAACCGACGTTTCTTATGAGCAGATCGCCCTAACATCAACGACGGGCACCATACAGCTTGTCTGGCCTATCAATGGCAATCTGAGCACAGAAACTCCTGCCGCTCGGATCATGGACGTTTCCACGACGAGCACAAGCTACGAATTGTGGATGCCGCCTGCCAATCAGGTATCTGTAGGCCAAGATGCGCTTATCAGAAATACGGGCGCTCAGACTCTTACTGTTAAGACCTACGGCGGCAACAGCACGATCATTACGGTTGCCTCAGGTGTTGCCAAATACATTTATCTGACTGATAACAGCACTACCTATGGCACTTGGGCGAATGTGCAGTTTGGCGCCGGCACTTCATCTGCCGATGCAGCAACACTTGCCGGCGCTGGTCTGCTTGCTGTTGGCTCAACACTTAACCAAAGCCACCCAGTAGCTTCAATTATTTCCAATCAGACGTTTGTTGATGGCGATCGCGCTAAGACCTACATCTGGACAGGCGGCACAGCAACCACCACGCTACCTTTGGCCACCACAGTAGGCAACAACTGGTTCTTCCTGGTTAAAAACAGTGGCTCGGGCACGCTTACAGTTAGCGGCAACTCAGGCGAATTGATTGATGGCGCATCAACGAAGGACTTCAATCCTAACGAGTCAGCCTTTATTGTTTGCACGGGTACAACCTTTGTCACCGTAGGCTTTGGCGTTAGCACTGACTTTTCATTCTCAGCGCTTACTAAGACGGTCACAACGGGAACCTACACGCTTACAGCGAATGAGGCTTCCAATACCATCCAGATCTACAACGGCACCCTAACGGGCAATGTCACGATCATCGTGCCGCCGATTGTGAGCCTGTACGTCATCAGTAATCAGTGCTCGGCAGGCGTCTTCACCTTAACCGTCTCTACAGGCATCGCTGGGGGTGCTACAGCCACCGTACCAGCCTCAGGACAGGCCACGCTTATCTGTGATGGCACTAACCTCTTAAATGCCAATACAGCGATCGCTGGCGGTACGGCTATTAGTCTTGTAAACGGCACGGCAGCAAGCCCCTCGCTTAACTTTGCAAGCGAAACCAACACAGGTATTTACCGACCAGGCTCTAGCCGATTAGGTATCTCAGTGGGCGGCTCGCTGATTGCTGACTTCACGACCTCTGGCCTAGCAGTCACAGGAACGGGCAACTTCACAGGCGGCATCTCTGGGGGCACGTTTTGACCAAGAAGGTTTTCGCTCTCGACACCCGGCCTGGTATTCAGCGGGACGGTACGCTTTTCGACAAAGAGTATTACACCGACGGGCGTTGGGTACGCTTTCAGAAGTTTGGCGGTGAGCTTGCACGCCCTCGCAAAATGGGCGGCTACCGTGAGATTGTTGATAACCTAGCAGGACCCTCTCGAGGTGTGTTTGTCGTTGTCCGTGGACTGTATAACAACGTCTACAGCGGCTATTCAGATGGCTTGCAAGTTGTCCCTATCAATAACAACGGCACAGGCGCTGGTGTTACGGATTACAGCTTTGCCGGCCCTGTTACGACGGTAAGCATTACCACGGCAGGCAGTGGCTATACCAACGCCTCTTATACGAATGTGCCTCTGGTTTACAGCACGACAGGCACAGGAACCGGGGTTAGGGCCTCTGTCACAGTCTCTGGCGGTGCAGTTACTGCTGTGACGATTACAGGCGGTGGTGTGCGTTATGTGAAGGGTGAATTCCTCACTATCAGCAACACCTATCTTGGCGGCGCAGGCTCGGGCGTCGTGCTGCAAATCTCTGCAATTGACTCACCGTTTACAGCGTCAGATCTGAACTCTTGGCAATTTGATACGTTTACCGATACGGTTGGCCAGAATACCAATCTCTTGCTTGCACACCCCTCGCAGGATTTGCAAGACATAGATAACGAAACCAACACCCGCTTATTGTGCGGACCCTTGTCAGGTACTGTGCTTTGGGCTGCCGGATTATTTGCTGTAGACAGTTGCACGCTTAACAGTACGACAACAGTTACGCTTTCAGAGATCAGTCTGAAGATTGCTGCAGGCCAGGTCGTTAAAGGACCCGGCATTCCTGCAGGCACAACCGTTGTATCTGTCGTTTCGACGACCGTCACACTGAGTCAAACAGCCACTATATCGGCCACTACAACGCTGACTTTTGATAATGAAGTTTCCATATCTGGCGGGGTGGTAGCACTTCACCCTTACGTCTTTGTGTACGGCAATGACGGCCTTATTTGGAATTGCTCTGCTGGCGACATTGATGATTGGGTATCTGCTGATGCCAATCGGGTAAATGCGGCCACAGGGAAGATCCTGCAAGGCTTGCCAGTTCGTGGCGGCTCTAATTCACCATCGGGTCTGTTCTGGTCACTTGATTCAGTAGTTCGTGTGTCTTATGCGCCTCAGTCATTAGGCGTGCCAGGAACGGCAAATTTTGCCGCCACCACTTACTGGCGATACGACATCATTACAAGTCAGTCATCGTTTCTATCCTCGTCGGCTGTCATTGAATACGACGGCATTTACTTTTGGACAGGCGTTGATCGGTTCTTGCTTTACAACGGCGTTACCAAAGAGATACCGAATACGTTCAATCAGAACTACTTCTTTGACAACCTGAATTATTCCCAGCGGCAAAAGGTTTGGGCTACTAAGGTTCCGAGGTTTGGCGAGATCTGGTGGTTCTATCCTCGAGGCGATGCAACCGAGTGCACGGATGCGGTTATTTATAACGTGCGCGATAACATTTGGTATGACACGGGAGAGGCTCTAGGCGCACAACGCTCTGCAGGCTACTTCTCGCAAGTATTCCGCTTTCCCATTCAAGCCGGGTACGACGTTAATACCGCAGACAGCATCAATGAGGTAACCATCTCAAATGCCGGCTCGGGTTACACAGACGCCACTTACAGCTACAAAACGCTCACGGGCGGCACTGGCACGGGTGCAACGGCCACCATGACTGTGATTGGCGGCAAAGTAGTGTCTGTCGTGATTAACAGCCGTGGCTCTGGCTATACCGTAGGCGATCTGCTGACCGCTACGCTTGCAGGCGGGTCTAATTTTCAGATTACTGTCTCAACGCTGATGCAGCAGGTCTCACTGTGGCAGCATGAGTATGGCAAAGATGTTATTCAGGGAACGTCCGTATTAGCGATTGAGTCTTACTTCATCACATCAGACTTAGGTGTGATTGCTGGTGGCCCGGCAACCTTCTCGCCAGTCGGTGAAAACCGTTGGACGCGTATTGAGCGCGTTGAGCCAAACTTCATTCAGACGGGTGATCTTGATCTTTATGTGGTTGGTAGACCTTATGCCGATCAGCCCGACAAGACCACGGGTCCTTATACGTTTGCGCCAGGCACAAGCAAGATCGACATGAAAGAGCAGCGCCGATTGCTGCGCTTAAAGTTTGTATCCAATGTGGCCGGCGGCGATTATCAAACGGGTAAAATCATCGTTGATGCCGACACGGGCGATGTACGAGGCTATACCGTATGACTGTAGCGCTTGTTTATGATCCGCGCTTTCACACCTTTGACTCGTGGGCATCGCTCATGTGCGAGTTGTACGCTTCCAATCAGCTTCAGGTTCCCACGCCAGATCTGGACTGGAAGGGTTGGGCTGCTGGCCTTAAAGCGATTGACGTATTTGCTAACGAAGCCATTCCTGAACCCTATCAGTTTGATGATTGGCAGGATTGGGCATCTGCCGTTGTCGGCGCCGTGAATCCGAGGACTAACTGATGCCTCTCGAGCAAGTTCAAACCTTGTCAGATCCAGAAGAGGATTCGCCACTCTCGTTGGTTGCGCCCAGAGGTAATCCTACGTTTACCGAAAAGACGGAAGTTGTAACGGGTGTAAACCCTAGGGGCGTAAGTGACGTCTCACCAGAAGAAGAGGCTGCGTTTAGACAGGCCTCACAGGCTGAGATTGCTGCCAGACCTCCTGCCGGTGGCTTGAGTGTATTAGATCAAGGACCACCAGTGCCGGGTAATTTGCCGCAAGACACAACGCTTGCAGCACGAACCTATAACGGTACCGTATACGCTACTGTTGCTGAGGCTGATGCACAAAGGGTGAAAGACTTGGCGGCAGCGGGTCAACAACCAGCACAGCCAGAAGTTGGTGCTGTTTCCGATTTGCAGCAGACGTTTACCCCTGGAAGCGTTCTTTCAAGTGGGTTTGGCAACGTTGCAGAGCAACTCGGCGGCAGCGGATATTACAAAGGCGTTGCTGTTCCGACGTTTTACGACAAGTCGCTTGGTGATGCAGGATATGAAACGGCTGGCGATCAACTGGCAAGATGGAAGGCTGGTATTGATCAGGCAGATCTATCTACGAATGCGCCGTTTGGCTTTGTTGAGACGCCCGTTTATACGCAGCCAGGTGGTGACTATGATCCCTATGTGAGCGGTTATGAGCAAACGCCTGCGACCGCAATTGATTACTTGTTGCAAAACAATCCTGTTATTGCCGATGCTATTGGGCCTCATACCAGCACTTTTGCTAACAGTTACAAGATCGTCAATGGTGAATTAAAAGAGGTTGGCGCGTCAGAAATTACGCCTGAAGACATAGCTTCAGGCAACGCTTTCTTCTTCCTTGGTGGGAAAACAGGCGGTCCAAATCGTGAGCGCATGGCACAGCTTTATCGTGCAGAAGGCGATCAGCTAATACCTGTTGGCGACCCGAAAATGTACAAGGGTGCTGTCGAACAGGATATGGGTTTGACATTCCTTGACATGGCCGCATCGGCTCTGGCTTGGGTTCCTGGTCCGTGGCAGATTCCTGCACAGATTTATGTAGCAACCCGCGGTGCAATGCAGGGAGACATCTCTGGCTTTGTAAAAATGGTTGCGCCACCAGTCGTTTCTGCGGCTTATGATGTTTATAAGGCTGTCGATAGCGGTAACTATGTCGGCGCACTTATGAGCGTCATGGGTCAGACTGATCTTGGCGCACAACTAGGATCAACTGATCTTGGCGGCGGGTTAAAAGTTAATGATGTTATTACCGCGGCTAATGTTGTTGATCGCATCAATGCAGGCGACTACGCAGGCGCTTTACGAGGCGTTGGCTCACTAACGGGTAGCTCTGAAGTATCAACCGCAGGTTCTGCGCTGCAGCTTGCAAAGGCGATTGAGTCAGGCAATCCTCAGGCAATCATGGCCGCTGGCCAAGGGCTGATCAATAACGTCAACAACCTAACAGCGAAGTCTGACGTTGCCAACTTGCTAATCAAACTGGATGAATACAACGTCACTGGTGGCACTGGCACTCAGTTAACACCCGAGGGTACGGGTCCTTTGGATTATGTCGTCGGCGCTGAGACTGATCCCAATCTTGTCAAGACTGGCGTCACCTTTGGCGGTACGGATACAAGCGGCTACAAGATCCCAGGCCTATCGGTTGGCGATACGGATAAGATTTATGGCTCAACCTATCTGAGCGAAGACCCAGAGGGCGGTGCGCCTTATTTGAATCAACGCATTCAGATGCTAGACCGTGCTGGCAATCCAATCTTGGACGCATCTGGCAATCAAGTCTTTTACACAGCCATTTACGATCCAACAGACGAGACAATTCGTTACAGCGTACCCGTAGGAACAGAGGGTCAGTATGGCAGCAATATCATCAGCCAAAGGCCTCAGCTTATTACGGATGACGAGGGCAATCAGTTGCTCATCAATCCTGTTAACAGCAGGGTTCTGGCCACGTTAAGCGAAGCGCCTAGTGCTCTTGGCGGATCTAAAGACTTCTCATCAACGTCATCGTATCTTGATGATGTCACCTTCTCGGCACTTGAAGACCTGAGGAGTCGTGCAGATGCTGGCCAAGAGGTTTTGCAGCAAGACGTTCTTGACTTAGAAGCCCAAGTCTTTCAAGACGCCAAGAATGCCGGCGCTACTGACGAGGAAGCATTAGAGGCAGCGGCAGAGGCAACGTCAGACCTTAAGAAGAAAACAGAAGCAGAAAACTTAACGGGCGATTTAGATAGCACTGAATTGGCCAGCACTGAGAATGTCAAGACCGATGGCAAGGATTCGGTTTCTGATCAAGACTCCGTTAAGGCTGACGATAAGACTAAAGGTCCCAGCGAAAAAGGCGATGACACTATTCCTGGTGAGAGCACTATTCCTGGCGAGAGTACAGTTCCTGGTGAGAGCACTATTCCTGGTGAAAGCACGGTTCCAGGGGAGAGTACAGTTCCTGGTGAGAGTACAGTTCCAGGAGGCGACACTGTTCCAGGCGACGACACCTCTCCCGGCGGAGACGATACGATCCCTGGGGATGACACTATTCCCGGTGAAAGCACAATTCCGGGGGGTGATACAGTCCCTGCGGGTGATGACACTTCTCCTGGCGGTGAAGACACTCTCCCTGGTGATGACACGGCGCCCGGAGGCGATGACACCGTACCAGGTGAAGACACTTCTCCTGGTGGCGATGATTCAATTGGCGGATGCCCAGAAGGTTACGAACTTGGCCCTGATGGGAAGACTTGTGTATTGATCAAGCCCAAGGAGCCAGAGGTTATAACCTGCCCAACTGGCTACCACCTCGGACCTGACGGTAAGACATGTGTTCCTAATGAGAAAGAGCCAGAAGAAAAGACATGTCCGCCCGGCTACCATCTCGGCCCTGATGGCAAGACATGCGTATTAGATGAGAAAGAGCCGGAAGAAAAGACGTGCCCAGAAGGCTATTACCTCGGTCCTGATGGCAAAACCTGTATCAAATACGAAGACGATGAAGAGATCACTTGCCCGCCTGGCTATCACCTTGGGCCAGATGGCAAGACTTGCGTAGCCGATGAGGCCAAGCCCACGCCAGTTACCAAAACTCCCGTATCACCTAAAACCCCTACAACCCCTACACCTTCGCGTACTGTTTCGGCTCCCAGCATGGCAGCAGCATGGACCGGCGCAGAGATTCCTAGGCTTATAGGCAAGATGCTAGAGGCCAAAGTCATTGATCAGAAACAAATTGATCCGTTAGCAGCATTCAAACAAAGGATTGCAGATATGAATGCGATTGATCCATCGCTTGCCCAGGTAATGGCACAGCGGCTTGGCATTCAACAACAAGAAATGCCGTCATTCTCTTATGGCCAAGAGACATCGATTGATGACATCCTGAATCTTGGTAATCGTGAATACGCAGAAGGCGGTTACGTTGAGCCGCTCAAAGCGATGAATCCGCAGTTCATGTATCGAGAAGGCGGATCTCTTCCTGGCGGCAGAGAGAACTTCAAAGACGGCAAGCATGTTGCCGGCGAAGGCGATGGCCAATCCGATGACATTCCTGCATGGCTTGCTGATGGCGAATTT